TTTATACATTTAACTCCGTAATGAAGATAACAACCATCGTCTTCTTTTATATCTCCATCTAATGTGTCTATAAATAATATAGGTCATTATAGTCACTCCACCACCTATAAGGAATATAGTCATATAAATTCATATACTATATCCTTTATGCACTCAAAGGGTTTCGAACCCCTGACCTCAAGCTTACTAAGCTTGCGCTCTACCACTGAGCTATGAATGCGATACCGAGAACCCAATTCCCCGGTACGCCCCCCACGCTGATTAGTATACACATTAAATCTTTAAGCATTTGGATTTTGGTTCAAATGCTATATTTTCCTCGAGTTCTTTACGTTGTTTCATCTTCTTGATATCAGCACCTTGGCAATCGTGTCTGGCCAACTGAATACAACTCGGACAAAAACTTCCCTCACAGTATTTACAATCGATTGGGACACCACATTTTTTCCGACAACGTTGGCATGGCATTGCTATACTTAATTGAGATAAAGATTTTAATAGTGTTTAGTAAAGAATATGTCACTCACTTACGCCTTCAGTAAGCCAATCCCACCTAAACTGTCTGAATATAAACGCCTTAAAAAGACACTAAAAACTTCTACAGCTGGATATGGTTCCGCTTTGAGTGCATCTTATTTTATTGCTCAGGGTGCCGAACAAGGTGTATCTGCCATGTTGGGTGCTGTCACATCATATGCGTATATATGTCTTCTATCCGATCGAGTAGATAATTTTGAAAAGTCGACAATTCAGAAGGAGTTTTTAGCACCTTTAGGTGCGGCTGCTTTTGAAGTGTCGTGGAATAATGCACCCTTCGCATTTGATTTTGATTATGGAGCCACATTCCTCGGCTTTTTAGCTTATAAATTCGCCCTCACCACAGTTCTATACGAGACTGTCAGGGGTATGTTAATCACCGATAGTGAATCTTTCTACGACACAGAGGAGAAGAATTACACCGACCCCAATGATTGGACCGATGAAATCTTTGTTAAATTCAACGCAGACGAGCCAATTCACGAGCCACCCGAACAACGCGACGGGGTGAATGCTGATTGAGAACCATGCGTTGAAGCTTGGAACGGTTCTCATATGAGAGACCCTTCATCGCACCAATACGTTTATTGGCTTCCTCCTTGGTGAGAGGCATAGCCTTCTTTGAAGGTTTGGGCATGGGCATCACAGCCACAACAACCTTGCGTGTAGGGGTTACGACCCGGTTGGTGACCATAGTCTTCATGAAGTTCATGGCAACCTTCCTGTCGAACACCTTCTTCTCGGCACGCTTCTTAGCCGCTACCTGCTTCTTGGCAGCCTCGGGGTACAACTTGGCTAGGGGGACGTTGTTCATACCATCGTTGCTGGCCTTGGCCTTAGCCTTGATGGAACCACATAACTGCTTGACAGTTTTCTTTCCGGCGTTGGGAACACCGTAATTTTTCGCAACCTTCACCACATCTTCCTTTTTGTGGAGACGGCACTTACGCTTACCAAGCTTGAGATCACCTGCCTTGTCCACAGATACGAGTACTGGAGTCATTGTTTACTTATTACAAAGAAAAAAGTATAGCACGAGCTCTAACCCTTTCTATATCTATGGTGCTTCCCACCACTTCTGGGTACGGCATAATCCTAAAAATTTCAGTATCCAATTCAAACGACAAATCAGAATTCTCTTCACTTCTCAAGAGTTCCTCAATCTCGAGGACACGGTTCTGTTTTTTTGCTTTCGCGAGTTTCTTAATCTCGATGATACGTTCCCTTTTCTCACGCTTTTTAAGAACTGAGATCCACCCCCACACTTCACGTTGCATGTCGGGGCATAGTGGCGCAGTCGCCTGACAGAAAGCAATACGGAAAAGGTTAGACATTTAAAAACTATAATATTCCCGTTCCACTTAGGTGTTTAAAGAGGAACCAATACTTCTTTATATATGAACTGGTGTTTAAGTAAGAGAGCTTTGTCAGGTGTCGACGATTCAATTCCAGTTTTCAGTCTATCCGGTTATAATGGGTATGCTAGAATAACGAGTGTATACGATGGAGATACATTTAATGCAATTATCATGAAGCATGGACGCGTTCTAAAATTCAAGTTTCGCACACTTGGGTACGATTCAGCAGAGATGAAACCCAGTCTCGCCATGCAAGAACGAAATGAGCATATTTACTTAGCTAAACTTGCGCGAGACATGTTTAAACAAGAATGTGGTTTCGATGATCGCGTGGTCCCCCAATTATGGAACCCATTCATGTGTAAAAATAAAGTAAACGGGTGGATATGGATTGAATGTGGTAAAAATGATAAGTATGGTCGCCCTCTCGTGACCGTATATCGAAAAAGAGGGGATAAAATATCTGTGAATCAAAAGATGATAGCATCAGGGATTGTAAATCTCTATGATGGTAAAAAGAAAGGGGTGTTTAATTATTAAAAAAATATTCATACTCTCTCAACTCTGACGCAGACCAACATGGATTTAGTTGAGTTCGTTAAGCCTCACCATAGTCCCAGTGGCAATATATTCATCAATCTTGGAGCAAATTGAAGGACCAAAACCCTTGATATGCCTCACATCATCACCAGACGAAACTTCAAAGGTGAGTTCGCGGAGCTTATCCGCTGCCTTCCAGTAGGCTTCAGTTTTGTACATTGTTTCCGCGTGGTTGCCAAGTCTGATGAAACATTTAGCGAGTGTCGCGTTATTGAAGTTGAGGTAATCGTCAATCTTCTTAGCGATAGACTTTCCAATACCTGGAAACTTTATAGCCTCCTTACCACTGGTGATCACATGAGAAAGATTGTAGATGGTATCACCAGCCTTGGTGTATACGTCGCACTTGAACTTGTCTTCAGCCTTCTCAGCACATTTATAGAGCATTCCAGCGAGGCCAGCATTTTGGGAGATAAAGTACCCACTGTCAGTTGAACTACCATCTTCAGAGCAATCATCTTCGTCGTCAGACTCATCATCTTCGGAAAAGTTGTTTACGTCTTCATCGTCACCATTGGATGCGATAGACTCAGAGTCGGAGCTTTCAGACTCTTCATAGTCTGAGTCCAATTCATCGAGATACTCGTTAATCTTTGCCGCGATTCCATTACCAATGCCATTGAGATGCATTAAACTTTCACCACTTTCAACCTGGTAAGATAGGTCAGCGACAGTAGTCGCAGCATTTTGGTAAGTAGCTGTCTTGTGAAAATCAGAAGTCATTCTCCCGAGCTCAGTTAGACGCTCAACAATACCGACGTTTGCAAGGCGTTTGGAGTAGGGAGTCTTAACCCCAACTTGTGCAGTTGTTTCAAAGAGAGACCGGTTCTTGTACTTGAGCTCATTGAGCTCATTGAGAGCATTGACCTTCTCTTCACTGGCTTCAGTGAAGAGCTTCTTCAGTTGTTCAATCTTGTTTCGAGATTCAGAGTTCTCCTTCTCGAGCTTGAGGATGTAGTCAGTGATAGAGTGGGAGTTCATGGGGCCAGACATTGTTGAATGTTAGATGTACTTGACCTTGGGTGAGGTCAACTTAGGTGTTTAAAGATGAAAATCTTTGATTATAAAAATGGCTTCTCTTGCTTCACCTATTTACACTCAAAAGACGCCTACCAAGTTTCTTCAAAAAAGAAAGAGGTCTAACAGACGCCTTGTCAGACCTAGACAGGTCCAAGCTACCCTCCCAAACCCCGACCTTGCGAACTATGCACAACTCCAACTTGTTACCTGGATTTTACCCATGACAATTGCAGGTCGTTTGCTCAAGGTGAATTACCCCGATATCGCAATTGGTCTCACTGTCATGACTGTGGCAAAACTAACTCTCGCAGCCAATGGTATCATTAATTATTAAAGATAATCTATGTCTCTACTAAGATGCTAACAAGACTTTTAATTGTACGACCCAGTGTTCGTGTACACGCTAAGAAAGATGATTTCGTAGCCCCTGCAGATGCACCAGGTGAGGGGAATAGGCGGTTTCCAAAGTGGGATGAGTTGGGACCATGTGAAGACCCACCTAAAAAGAAGCCCATGGAAAAGGAAATGAACCCCATTAAGAAGTTTCTCATGAAAAAGTTCAAGATTGAAGAGATTGATTATGACAAGTTTAAGAAAGAAAATATGTGGGCGATTCACCCCGATGAAAAGAATGAAGATAAAGAATAAAACCCCTATATATTAAATGTTTCTCACCTTAACTTTTTTCATTCCTCCTCCTCCTATACGTAGTGTCAGAACCCGTGTATTCAATGACCCTGTACAGTATGATGTAGAAATTAACGCAGCTCGTGGGTTTACATTTCCTAAAGCAACTAAAAATAAAACCAAGTCTAAAAAAATTAAACCCACCATCAAGGTTGACCCTGCTCAATTTGATGTAGAAGAAAATTTAGAAAGGCACCTACCTAATTGGTAATCACCTCAATTTTGAAATTTTTACCGAATCCACCTATACGAATCTTCCCCTCATCCACAAGACGCTTAATCTTGCGACCAACCTCTAGGTTGTCGTCGTACGCCTGGTCGTGTTCTGGAGTAGCTGGTAAATTTGGTACGAACATGTTAAATGCCACCATTTTCTGAGCCATTGAGAGTTCTTTATCTTGGAGTATACCTAAAAGGTTTTTGGGAATCTTGGAAAGATCCATTTTAGACAGACTTGAAAGATCCATTTTATATTCAAAGAGGGGTTTTTCTTTAACTGAAGCCCTAAGTGAAATCGATTACTGGTATTTCCATCTCACAACTCAAAATGAAGAACGGTACCATCATCAAAGCTGAACCCGGAAACTATGTGCTCTCCCTTAACGATATTGAAAATGGACAATTTGTTCTTTCCAAACACCCCGTTGTCGCCTTTCACATCGTGCCGTATTACGATGAAAGTCGATATGAGACTCGTCCAATCACAGTAATTGGAGGTCCTATATTCGTCAAACCCACTCTATTGACCCCCGATGGTGTGGTGTACGAAGAAGACTGCACCCCATGCGACTTGGACACCCACATCAAGTGTCTCACTGCACGTCATGGGGACAAACTCGAGTTTCATGTGAGTATGGATAGACTCTAGACCCTAGAATTGTAATAATTAAACCTAAGTGAAGTCACTTCCCGTCATATTTCCAAGTAATAAAAATGTCTTTCACTTTCGATGACGAACCCGTGTACAAGATTGGCGACTCTTTCACCATGAGGAACATCCTCAACATCGTCGATAAGATGAATGCCGCCATGCCCCACTATGAGTTCGAACCTGAACCCGTTTGTGAAGGTGGTATTCGTGTGAAACAATATGGACATGGATACAAGACGTTTCGTCTCAATTTTAACAACTGGCCTTATTTTGGTCGCCATGGTGTGAAAATGGAGGATATCGATACAAAGTTAATTGCCTATGACTTTACTGGTAAGGGGAAAATGTATACCAGATTCAAAACTTTACAGGATGCACCTGAATGGACGAAAGAGGAAGTTAAATGTGTCGATACAATCGTCCGTGGAGAGGGGATGAAGAGAGTTAGGGCTTAGAATTATCTTTTAATACATACACTGGTTGATACGCTGGTACGGAACCCTTTGGTGGTTTCTTACAGAATATCTTACAATCACAACAATCCCTTACACACACGAGTTGCTTTTTAGTCGCGTAACATCGTGTCGGTAACATAATATCTTTGGAGAGGTACCGAACTATTTGATCTATGAGTATCATCCTACTTACTTTTAGGATTTTATTTTATTGCGTAAAATCACAGAGTGAGCATTATTACTAATGCTCAGTATAGCGATTATTCCGATTGCGTTTTTGGGGTTGACGTCTTTGTATTGGATTTGTGTATGTACGAACGCACGCGATGACGTTGATACAAGAAAATGTACTCTCATTCCGGGATAAATGATTTAAAGATTTATATGATTTAAACCTTAGTAAATGGTGATAAATCAAATAAACATGGATGATGTATTGAGGGACTTAAAATATCTGAGACGTGACATTAAGAAAATACACGACATTTTGGCATGCGAAAATTTATATGTTCGTAAGTTCATACAGAAAATTATTACGAAAGTATGTAAAGGGTCTATGTGTTCAGTGAATGGTAAATTATATGAAGATTTATGCTATGGAAACATAAAACATAGTCCTAAAATTGTGGGGCAAGGTGGTGGTTCTTCACATAAACAAGATATATACACACAAAATGGACATATTGAGTGTAAACCTAAAAATTCTCCAGATTGGGGACAATCTAAACTCAATTGGGAAGAAGGTCGCTGGGTACCGGTGAATGAACTTTTTCAACGTTATATGGATAGAGTCAATTTTAAACCACCCCCATTTCTAATCAATAAGAAAATGACACATGATGAATGGATTAAGATTAAACATGATTATAAAGACGAATACTTGCCAGTAGATAATCATGAAATTCAAAATTTCTATAAGAATAAGGGTTGTGCGTACATACAAATAAAAGGGCGCGGATTGTATCATTTGGGAGAAGATCCACTCGAATGGGGAGTTCCCGAATTTAAAGTAGAACAGAGGATACGCATAAGAGTGAAGGTTCATTCCAAGTCTGATTCACACTTATCCGTGACGGCTGCTTTTCAACCCTTAAATATTAAAACACTTGTGCCGAGTGAGTATTCTATAGATGATAGAACACGGCTACCACCTAACCTATGATGACGATTTCAGATGATTCTTTACTCGTATTCATCCCGTACGACCATTTTACTTCACGGATTTCGTAATTTTTATACAAATCTCTGATGTAATCACAATTGTTATATGTCATTATCCAGTTTTTTCTTTTGTTTAAAACCTGAAATAGTTTTTCGTGATTGAAATTTTCATGCATGTCTCCATTTTTTCCATATAATTTTGAGTTTTCATTGAGATAATATGGTGGATCTAAAAATATAAGACCCTTCTTACCCTTTAAAAAAATTTCAAAATCCAGATTATGAAATTCTATATCATTTAGATTGAGATCTTCGGTGCGTTTAATAGATGACTCGGTAAAACGTTTTTTGGAAGATTCGGTTGAAAATCCACCTGAAAGTGTAGCACCACTAAATGAACATCTGTTAATCACAAAGTATTTATATCCTTGTATAAAATCATCTGTATCTTCCATTATTGTGTCTCTCATCGTATTAAATATAGATTTTGATACGACGTTAAGAAGTTTTCGGAGCTCACTACATAATTCAACCTTACGTGTCTGAACAGATTTCCAAAATGATATAAGAGGTTTAAACTTATCATTGACTATAAGTTTCGAGTCATATTTGGTACGTAGAAAAAACTCAAAAGAACCCCCACCAAAAAAAGGAGATATTACAACCGATTTATCAAAACCTTTTTCATTAATAATTTCATCTAAAATATTACACGCTCTCGTTTTACCACCGGGATACCTAAGAGGTGATTTCATATACTATACACTTTATAAATCTTTAAATCAGATATTTAACGTAAATCTTTATTACACGTCTAACTAAAAGTACTAACAATATCACTGAATGTATCTTCATCCGTGAAAGGTTTCAAGATATCTATGATAGCTTCATTTCCATTACATACCGCACCGACCAACCCTGGATACGCCATGACCTCCATGTATTTTGGGTAATGTTTACCGAATGCGGTTTGACACGTGTTAATAAACACATTTAACATCTCAAGAGCGAGTGCTTTGTCTTTCTTGATGGTGATCCAGTAAATAATGAAGTTTTCTTCATCATCGTTTCCGTTTCCAGCATCTTCGTACACGTGATTGACGTGTTCGAGGATTTGGTGTTCAAGCTGACGAAGCCCGTTGAGGTCGCCGCTCATGATAGTACGTTGGAGTTCCATGTTTTTTGTTGATTTCTAGGTTTTTTTGGCTTCACTTAGGTTACGTTCTTCTACATAAAGAGGTCGATTCATTCTTTAATTAATAAGGATGGGGCTAATCTATAAAATAACATCTCCAGATGGAAAATCTTATATTGGACAAACAATTAGAACATTTCATAAGAGAGTATTAGAACATAAAAATCCTAATTCCAAATGTCCTGTTATAGCTAGAGCTATTTCTAAATATGGACCAGAAAATATGAGTTTTGAAATCGTGGAGGATGATATTCCAATGGAACAACTTGATGAAAAAGAAATGTTTTACATAATAATGTTTAACTCACTCACACCGAATGGATACAATTTAACGGGTGGTGGTCAGGACGGGAAGTTTTCTGATGAAGGTAGAGAACTGGTAAAGAATGGTATTCGCAAAGCAAATATTATTCGAAAGGGTTATAT